GCGAAATACCCTAAATCAAACTTGTTGCCAGTGATGTTATAACCGGCTTTCTTGTTCATAGCCAGCATGATGTATTGGAAAGGATGGTTAAAGAAACCTTTTTTCCCTGTCATCGCCATACGTACTTGTGCGTCAAACATGTTACGCATGATGTATCCACCGGTAGCCAACTGCATCGGTTTCCAAATGTCTGTCTGTAAGAACTCAAAAACCTTTAATGCAGTTCTTTTTTCCGCTGTTTTACTAAGTGTTAAAGCGCGAATCATTCGTGGATTATTTGCAATAGTGCGTAATTTTCTAAAATCTGGAAGGATTTGTACGTTATCTAGTAGTTCAACCAATGCTCCTGGTCCTACAAGTTGTGGATTTGTCAATGAAGAAAGTTCTTCTCCATACAAATCAATGTCTGCTTGGGAAAGAAAACCATTATCTGTGTCCAATAGGGCTTTGATGAAGCCTCCGTCGTCTGCTTCACCTGCTGCGTTCACAAGAAAAGCACGAGCTTCTGCCAGTTCTTTTTTCCCATTTTCAATAATTTGTGCGATAGTTACATCGTTTTCGATACCAGAATATTTCAATACTTGTTTTAATAAACCATTAAATGCTTCATCTAATAAATTTTTTGCTTTTGCGGGGTCAGATTGTCTATATGCTTGAACTGCTAACTCCATTATAAAATTATTTTCTACATCTTTAACACCAATACCACGCAGGTAGTTGGCGTATGTTTTGATGGATTCTGCTCGTTCAAGGCCTGTCCCGTTGATAACAACAGACCCTTTCGGCATTTGTTGAAACCAGCGATGATTAGAGAATCGACGCAAAGGGGTACGTTCTTTTATGCTGTAACTCCATTTTGCCCCAGACAAATCTTTAACCTGTGAAGGGAGCAAAATGTCGTCTGTGACGTTATCTAAACGTGCTGCTGCTTCACCCAATAAACCGTACACTTGGTCGGTTGTGGATGCTTCAGCAAAACGTGTAGCAGTATCAGGGTCAATACGGTAGTCAAACAGTTCAAGAATTTTGAATGTTTTAGCATTTATTGTGTCGTCTGCTTTGCTGGATACCTCAACAACGTTGTCAATAAGACGTTTTGCTCCGTTGTTTTTCTGTACCCACTGCCCGAATTTTGATGATGTAAAAGCAACAGATTCGGCGGCATCTAAACCTGCTTCGCCACGAGCCAAAGAACGGGCTGCAGTCAATGCGTCACCTGACAAACCAGGAATACGACGGGCTTCTTTCAACGCTTTGCCAACTGTCGCACCGTAATAGTTAGTGGGGTCACCACCAAGGTTTACTGCTGCGTCAAGAAAACCTGACAGGATTGCGTACGGTTTAGAACCAGGTGTAAAAACAAGTTCTGCTGCGCCACGCCCAATAGTCCAAGCAGATTCTCTACCGCCAGGACCCATCACTGTTCCGCGAAACTCTCTAGCGCGTTCTGCTTGCTTTACGGCTGCTTCGCCCCCCATAAAGAAACCTTCACCAGCAACATCAGAGTTAGCCATCATCGTGCCAAGCGCAGTTGACTTAAACCAACCCGACCAACCATCAGGGTCGTTTTCTGAAAATGCCTGTGACGCAGCATTTTGAACAAGGTCAGGAACAAGTTGCAGACCAGCAGCACCCCAACGAGACACAGCCTTCACCTTGCCGTACACGTTACGTTCCAACCACGAACGCTTCTTCTTCGGTTCCTTCGTTAACTGGTTCGCAGCCATCTGCCCCGTTAACTGCACAGCCTCTTTCGATGCGCCACCCTTAGCCAACGCCAAAATAGTTGACGCAGGAATGTACGGGTAATCCTTATAGATTTCCCCTACACGAGAAGCAACATCCTGATTAGAAACTTCTTCTAACTTGCGTTGAGAATCAATGTTTCCTTGCGCATCAGTAATAGTGTTTTCTTCGTCAACAGGGTCAATAAAACTGAAAAAACCTGACACGATTAGTACCCTTCACGGATGTACGAATCCAACATGTCAGCCAGTTCCTCAGACGGAAAACGTGTATACAACGCCCGCAACTCATCCAACACAGGGTCACTATTACGAGGGACACGCATCGCAGATGTGGGTGTAGGGCCAGGACCAAACGATGCGCCAGCGGTTAACGGTTCGTTCGGTCTTTCAGTCGGACGGTTAAACGCGCCCAAAGAACCAGGAGCCACAGCCGGTGATGCGGGGCGAGCCACAGTCGGGGGTGCAGCCATCGGTACAACTTCTTGTGCTGCAAGTTGTTTTCCTGCTTCACCATACGGTTGACCTTTCGCTGCTTGACGGGCCACCTTCTTTGCAGGGTTCTGCAAATCTGAACGGTTAGAGTATTTTTTTGCTGCCATTATCCCAACCTTGATGCAAGACTAAGAACCGAGCCAGGTGTGCCAGGCATCTGCGCAGCACCAGCCTCACCACCTTGTAGTTGTCCAAGAAGTGCGTCAATACCTTGCGGTGGGCCACCAACAGGTTGTTCCATACCAACACCAGCAGGTGACAACCCAGGCATTGTTTCAGGTGAACCCGCTGGAGCCATCGTCGCCTGTCGTTCCTGCGCGCGTTTCTGTGCAGCCATAATTGCTTGCGCCAACGACATCTTGTTAGATGACACTTGTTCAGCGATGAACGCTAAATCATCTGGCTGGTACGGGCCGTTCGGGTCAGCCGCTTGCGACTGGATAGAAGCAAGAAGGGCAGACTGGATAGCCTCTGCAACGATGCGGTCCTTCTCTAGTTCTGGGTCTGCAATCAGTGGGTCTGCTTCACGGGCAGACTCTAATGACATTGTTCCGATACCGACACGTTGGCCGATACCCACCACCAAAGCGTTCGCATCAGAACCAGATGAGGAGTACGTCACGAAATGTTTGTCGGTTTCCCACAACTTGTTCGGTGTGTAATCCTTTTGCCCACCGGTACGGGACGACATGTAAAACGATTTTGTGGTAGAACCCCAATACGTTTTCTCAATAGAGATAGCAATTTTATCTTCTTCGAGGAGGCTGTTCGCAAAGATTTCTTGTGCTTCTTGCACACGGAAGTCAATGGTAGCTGACATGATGCTGTCACCGCGACGACCTGTACGAATGTTTGTTGCTGATTCGCCACCGAACTCTGCTGGTACGCCACCCTCTAAACGTTCCTGACGTTCAAGACGGTCTATAGCGACATCTGTTTTGTAGCCTGGCTGGATTTGGTATTGCTGTAAGTCGCCACCTTTAACAACACCGACCTGTCCTGATTGTGCGTCAGCTACTTGGATGATTTCAGGGTTCTCACCAGGGCGGGCCACAAGGTACTGCTCAGGGAAAATACCGCGTTCAATCGCAATTTCTGTCAACGCCTGCAATCTTGCACGAGTGAAATACGTGGACAGCATCGCATCAAACTGGCCATGCGGTTTATCCAAGGTGATGCGTTGTGGGATAACAACGAGTGGTCGCCCGCAGCGGTTGATGACTCGTTCTAGTTCAACAATTTCCGCGCCGTTAAATTCCGGACCTGACATCCATTCTTTCTTTTCAGCCCCCAACACAGCCATCACAATCTCATCAGCGGAAATGTATTCAATGATGGTGTAACGGGTGTCTGGTCCGATACGTCCGAAACGAAGTTTTCCTGCTACCGCATAGCCGTAGTTATCCATCAACCATTTCGCTGTTTTGGTGTAGGTGAAAATGCAGTCGTCTGGTACAGGGTTGTCTGGGTCGTCTGATGGTGCAGGGAAAGTATCTAGCGGGTTGCGGATGTTCCAGCGTGGTGTCAGGTTGCGGAAGTCTGGTTTGATGACAACAGGTGAGGATGAGTATGCGAGGAGGTGTCGTGAACGGCGACGCAGTTTCATCGCCATACGGTTATCGTCCCAGATGCCGAGCATGGCTCGTTTGCGGTCACGCGCCAAATTGTTGCTTCGTTCCTGTCCTTCTTTCATTGGCGGGAAGAACGGTGCGGGCATGGTGGAGGCGACACGGGTGGACATTTGGTCTAACGCTTGTGTTGCGAGCGATGCCACATTGGATGCGGTTGCTCTATCTATTTCTTGTAAAGCGATAACTTCGCCGCCGTTGGCGTGTTCACGGATACGTCGCATCTGGTCCAAGATGGGTCCTTGTTCTTCGACCCGTGACTTGTATAGTGCGTGGATTTCTTCAACGGTGATAGACATGGTTGACAAAACTATACATCATCTGTTGAGCATGAAGGATGGCCGCCACATTCGCGGAGGTTTTTTGATGCCGGACACGTTCGGGGCGTGAAGCGCAGCGAACCATAACGCCATCACAAGGTCAGTTCCGTTCTTCTTGTCGCGATGCCATGACGTTAACTCCTCTGTTACCGCTAACGTTTTCCAGTTGCCACGCATCGTCGGGAGACGTAACGCACCCGAACGGATAAGCGGTGGAAGCAAAGCCTCAACACCCATGTTTTCGTCCAGTTTGTTGCGGGTAGTGGTGTGTGGGACGATGTTGAGGCCGTTCATGGTTTGCCATCTACGAACAAAATCGTGTGCCAACAGGAATCGTTGCGCTGCGTTGATTTCCACGATGACATGGGAGACGGGGTAGCCCATGTTGTATGCCCTGTCCACCCAATCTTCCAGCATCCCAGAGTATTCACCGGTGGAAGTGTTGTATCCAAGCAGGTCCTCAGCTGTGAGCTTGGTTCTTTCCACATCAACAACGTGGTACAGGTTCAACTCTGGCTGGTAGATGACCCAAACTAATGCCCAGAACATGGTGGGGGACGGGTCGATAGCGATGAAACTGACGCATGGCTGGGATAATCCTTGCGGAATCCACCCAGGTTGACGGTCTTGGTCGATACACCCAGGATAAAGAACACCATCCATGCCTTTTCCGCCGGTAATCCAGGTGCGGTCAATTAGTTTCCCGTCAGAATCCAAATCTTCCTGCTGATACACCACCTTAAACACGTCAGGTTTGCTGTACCGAGTGTATGAAAGGTCTTTCCAAGGTAGACGTTTCGGGTCTAACAGGGGTCCATCAGGCCATGCTGGTGCGTCAAAGCGTTTCAGTTTCTTTCGTTCCTCTGGTGTCCCCACATCCAGTTCCTCGTAATACGCTTTGTAGATGATGTGCCGGTATTTTTGGTGTTTGGTGGGTTCTATTGCGGCGATGTCGTCAGGGTTGGTGATGTCTGACCCGTCATAAATGTCGTCAATGTCGTCGTCGTAGGTTACTTTCGCTAAACAATGGGCGTACAGGTCGCCTGCACCAAGTCTTTGCCCGATAACAGCGAGAAGCCCGCCTGGGTCTACACGGGCCTCAGCCACCCCATCCCAACGCTCCAATAATTTGTCTCGTGCAACTGATTCACGGGAGTTGTCTGGGGACGATACGTCGTCAAATAGGCACATGTCTGCGCGGTGTCCAATGAATTCTGCTTCGATACCGTATGCACGGACGGTTGGTTCTTTGTTATCTAATCCGTTTCCGTCTAATTGTTCGACAACAAATTCTTCTGCTCGCCATAATGCGCCTTTGTCGGTGGGTTTGAACCTGCCGTAGTCGATAGCGAGACATCCTTTAGCGTTTTGTGCCAACCCTTTTTTGATTAACTCTGGGTCGGGTTCTAGTGGCATTGGACGTTCTAACGTTTCACGGATACGACGGGAGTACATCTTCGCCATGTTCTGAGACACCGACCCAATAAGGATACGGATAGCCCTGTTACGGCAAATAGCCCACACCGCTAAATCGTGCATCAACGTGGACTTACCAGCACCAGGCGGAACATTAATAACTACGAACTCTTTTTCTTCTGATGCTTCCAGTTCAACCAAGGTTACGGCTGCTTCGACCTGCCAAGGAGACGGGAGACGACCTAAATAGTATTCACGGAAAAACCCGAAATCTTGCAACCCTTGTTGGGCTTCTTCACATAACCGGTCATGCGGGATAGCACCAGGTAGTTCGACTGCTTCCATCCAGTCGTTATAGTCATCACGTTGACGACCACCCTGGTTACGGGTCATCTTCTTTTCTTGCACCGCAGCCAGTTCAGCGTTTGCTTTCGCAGTGTTTAACTTCTTCACCCATTTGTTTGCGGTGTTGACGTGGATACCGGCGATACGGGCAGCTTCAGTTTGGGATTTACCTGCTTGCATGGCAGCCCAAAACTTCGCTTGGTCTTGTGGTGAAACTGAACGTTTAGTCCCCAAAGGGACCCCCTAATTATTTCTTTTTCTTTGCGTTCTTATATCTGTCAAATACCATTGGCAACGGTGGACGACCAGTAGTTCCGTCAGTCCATTTATAGTTGTCCCAACGAGGAACCAAAGTACCTTTTTCGTTGCGTGT